GTTTAATAAAATAACTTCAGCCAAAGAGGGATCAATACCCTGAGCAGCTTTAGGGGCTATCATGGCCACATCATCTAAAACTATACACCACTTTTCAGTGGAAAAATTTGACCAATGTTTTTCATGGGCCAAACGTGTATATTTAAATTCTGGGGCTGTATTTAAATGGAAAACTTTTCCAAAATGTACAAAGATAGTATGAATTATACTACTTTTCCCTACACTTGAACCACCAAAAACCAATACGGAAAACGGTGCTTTCCTATCTTTTGCTGCTGCAGTTTTATTAATAAACATACAGCGAACATTTTCTAAATCTTTAAGATTTTTATCTACAGTGGATTTTTCGAAAATGGTCATGGAAGCAGAAAAGTTTTTGATATATTTGCCTTTCTCAATATTTTTATTAATATCAGAAAGATAAGAATGAACCTCAATACCATGCAATTCAGGATTGGTTAGATATTGTGATTGTCTAATCAATTTGGCACTTTCATCGTACCAAACTTGAAACTTACCTTCAGACATAAAAATTCCATGTACAGACTTGGTTATCATGTATTGTTGTGCTTTCTCAGCAACAAACAATAATGTATCCAAAGATGTAAAAACGAAATCAACACCCATATGGTGTTTCTTTCGAATAGCTTCAGCCTCTAATTGATCAAATTTAAGAGTATCAAAAGATATTCCTAATTTTTCAAAAAGAGATAAACTAAGTCCATATAACATAAAGCGATAAACTTTCTTATATATGGGGGAATTTTTAACCATAGTGTAATTATTTAAACAATCGCGCAAAGTATTCACACAACCTTCATCTTCAGATTGAACTTCATCTCCATAGAGATCTTTCAATAAGTAAATAGAAAATTGTGTAATAGCGGATGAAATAAGTACACCAGAGAGAGATTTATCATGTATAACAGACAAATAATTTGTCCAACAAATCAATTTCTCTTTGAAGGTTTTAGCCTTACTTAAGAAATGAATGGTCAAAAAGTAAGCTTCAAAAACCTTAAATAAGGGATCTAGCTCACCTACACGATTAACAATATGTTGGTAAAATTTATACTCAGGTCGTTCGATACGTTCATAAGACTCGCCGCCAGGAAAACATCCTAGGCGTTCTAAATGTGATATAGGATTAGAAAAATCCCTAACAGTACTTTGAACATTATTATACCAACTTGATTCATTGGTTGAAGTTTCTTCAGTTTCATCTTGCGATTGAATCTGAAATTCATCTTCACTTTGGAGTTGCATATGCAACTCAATCCTCCAACGAGCTTGGGAGGCTTCTCGAGCAGCATCAATTTCTGAGACTGCTTGTAACTCTAAAACATGTAAGGCAGGATATAGCATACAATCACAGGATTTTAAACCTGTGGTGTACAAATGACAGTCTGATACACCTACCAAAGAAAGGTAG